CCCACCGGGCCCCGAGTGCAGCACGTCGAGCATCCGTCGCCCGCTCTCGCCAAAGAGCTGCACCGCGACCCGCGCGCGCCGCGTCGGGTTCGGGATGCGTTCGAGCGCAAGGCTCACGTCGTTGAGCACGTCGGCCGTCGGGCGGATGTGGCCGTCGGTGCCGCGGGCCTGGATGCCGAGTCGTCGGAGTAGCCCGGTCGTCGCGTTGCCCCACCGCTCCGCATCGCGAAGGTCGTTGGCGAACTTCTGGACGCCCGAGCGCATCCGCTCGACGCCCACGCCCGACTGCGCCGCGGCGTGATCGAGCTCTTGCAGCTCCGTCGTGGTCATCCGCATCTCGCGCGCGGTGTCGCGCAGCGCTTCGGAGTCCGCGGCGAAGGCGTTGGCGAAGTCGAAGGCCGCGCTGATGCCCCGGTGCAGCGCGCCGACGATGGCGAGCGACGCGCCGATCACGACGCGCCCGACGCCCGCGGAGGTGACCCCGAGGCGCTTGGCCATCGCGTCGAGGCCCTTGAAACGGCTCATGAGGTTCTCGCCGACGATCGACGCGACCTTCTTGTCGACGAGTTCGAGGATGCCACCCCACGACGAGAGGCTGTCTCCGAGCGTCGAGGCTTCGCGTTCGGCCTCGATCTGCCGCTCCATGCGGCGCTTCCAGGCGGCCTGTTCCTTCCCCTCCGCGCTCGACTCGTACGCGAGTTTCGCCGTCAGGGCCTCGCGCTCTTCCTTCGCGGCCTTCTTGAGCTTCGCGAAGTGATCGTCGTTGGCCTTGGTGCTCTTCTCGGTCGTCTTGATCGCGTCGCGGAGGCGGCCGTCGAGCTTCTCCAGCGTGGGGAGGTCGATATCAAAGCCGAACTCGGCGAAGACGGCGCGGAGGGCTTCACTCATCGGTCACTTCTCCTGAGCCTTCCTGCGCGCGGCATCGAGCCCGTCGAGCACGAGGTTGGCGTCCACCACATCGGCCAGCGACCACCGCGCGAGGATCACATGGAGCGACTCGTGATAGTCGCTCACCGCGATCCGATGCACCGGCCACGGCACGTGACCGGGGATGACGATCACCCCTCCGCGGGAGGAGCCTCCGCCTTGGGCGTAGCGGCTGGGGTCGCGAGCTTCTTGGCCAAAGGGCCGTAGGTGACCTCACCCGCGAAGCGGAGCCACTCCAGGCACTCCACGAGCCGCCCCGAGAAGTGGAGGTCGAACACGGGCGCGAGCTGCGCTTCTTTGCCCGGCTCCGTCGAGAAGACGGTGACCTTGGCGAACTCCGCGCACGCGTACGCCACCACGTCTTCGTCGAGCTCGACGAGCAGCCCCGCGAGGGCCTTCCCGACGGCGCTGGCGGCCTCGCGCAGCGACGCCACGTCGCCGAACGCGGGCGCGGCCATGCGCAGCACGCGGCACATGACCTTGAGCGCGACGCCCGTGGGGAGCGGCCGCACGATGTACGTCACGTCCCCGATGACCTTCTCTTCTCGCTGTGCCTTGAGCATGTTCGATTACTCCACGTCTCGGATGAGCTTGGCGACCGCGAACTCCCACTCCACCTCACCCGGCGCCTTGCCGTGCGCGAGCGGCGGGGCCTTGGAGATCCAGGCCTCCTCCGCGTGCTCGACGAGCCCACCGTTGCGGTCGCGGATGTAGAGCGGGGCGATGTCCTCGCCGTTCCGCGACTCGACGGCCGTGAGGTAGAGCTGCGTCAGGGTCCGGTGCGCGTCCGACGTGCGGATGAGCTTGAGCTTCATCGTCGCGCTGCGGTTCGCGCTCTTGACGCGCGTGACGTTGCCGTCCGCGTCGACCACCGTGGCGTAGAGCTCCTCGGCGTACTCCGTGGTGCAGAACTCCTCCGCGCGGCCGTCGTTGATCGGGTAGTCCCCGAACGTGATGGAGATTTCCTGGCAGTTGTGCGTCTTCGTGCGCTCTGACATGGGGGTGTCCCTCTCTCAGCCTTTCAGGCGACCACGCGCCCGCGGACGCTCATGGTGTTGATGGCCCCCGCGAGGCGCGCTTCGAACGACACGCCCGGGAGGTTGCGGTTGCGCCGGTCGGTCTCGGAGACGGCCGTCGCGCTCGGGGTGGTGATGCGCGGCTTGGGCGTCCGCGCGAAGAGGTTGACGCGCTGGCCCTCGGTGATCTGGGCCTGGACCGCGCCGCGGACCATGTCGATGCCGTTGTCGTCGAAGGGGATCTTCTCAACGGACACCTGAATGCCGAAGACGCGCTCCTTGAGCCGCGACTTGAACCAGTCGATGCCGCGCACCACGTCGATCCACTCGCCCTGGGGGGTCTTGCCCGGGTACGTGATCCCGACGCCGCCGACGAGCTCGTAGGTGTTGCCGTTGAACGACATCACCGCGTTGTGTTGCGTGGTGCTCACGTCGGGCACGCGCACGCCCACGATGGTCTTGAAGGCCCAGTTGTCCGAGCCCGGATCGACCGGGAGGCGGTTGCCGAGGATGCCCGCCGCGAGGTAGCCGTCGGCGGTGGCGATGGCCGGGTAGAAGAACCCCGGACTGTGCAGGTAGCCTGTGGCCTTGAGTGTGTAGAGCACGCCCGTCGTGCTCGACGCATCGGCCGCGGCCGTGTCGGCGGTCTGCGCCACGAAGAGCTTGCGGCGCGACTCCACCCACGCGGCGGTCGCGAGGATCTCCGCGGAGCTGTTCGAGTCGATCGCGAGGCCGTACCAGTCGCCGTCCACCGCGAGGATCTCCGACAGGTCCGAGGCGATGCCCGGGTCGGTCGTCGAGTCGGTCACCGTGAGCGTGCCGCTCGTCACCTCGACGCTGTGCAGCTCGCCCGCGGGCGAAGTGAGCGTCACCCGGCTGTTCGTGTCGGCGCTGGCGGCCGTCATCGGCACGCGCGTCCCGACCGTGAACGTCCCCGAGGTGCCCGACTGCGCGGGGATCACGATCTGCGTCACTCGCGAGAAGCGCTTCGTCCCGGCCACCGTGGCGTTGCCGCCGTTCGGGATGGAGAAGTTCTCCGTCTGCGCCTCGCCTGACGGCCCGAGGCCCGTCACGACTGCCGTGGTGGCGTCCCAGTCGGCGTGGCTGTTGAACGTCATCGTGAGCACGCGCGCGGGGTTCATCGGGTCGTCACCCACCACGCCGTCGAGCGTCGAGCCCGTGAGGGTCTGCTCGCTCGCCGTGCTCGCGCCCGTGGCGACGATCGCGTCGGCGAGCCCGAGCGCGTTGACGGCTGCGGCGAGACCGATGCACGCCTCCGCGCGCGTAGGCGTCCCGCCGGCGGTGTACGTCGCCGTGAGCCCGTCCACCTTCAGCGTGAACACCTCACCCACGGCCGGCGCGACCCCGACGAGCGAGAGGCTGATCACCTGCGTGTAGGCCCGCGTGCGGCGACCGATCTTCACCTGGCTGGGGCTGTTCTCCTGCGCGAAGGCGCTCTGCGCCATGCGATAGGCGGGGTCGTCGGGCGCGAAGCCGTCCGCGGCCATCTCGTCGAGGTCGGCGTACGCCCGCACACGCGCGGTGCCCCACGACGCGAGCGAGAAGTACGCGAGCATCAGCGGGATGCCGAACCCCACGCGCGTGACGCTCCGGGTGTCGCGGGTGACCATGACGTTGACGAGATCGTTCAGGAAATCACTCATGGAATCGTGCCTCCGGGCGTGGCGGCGGAAGTGGCGTTGTCAGGGTGCGTGAGGGTTGCGGACACTTCGACGGTGGCGATGTACGAGGTGCGACCGGCCGTGTCCGTGAAGCGGCCGGTGCCGTTGAGGGTCACGTCGCACGTGCAGCGCGAGACGTAGTGATCGTCCACGGGATAGTCGGCGTTGAGCACGGGGCCCACGTCGGCGAGCCCCAGGTCCAGGGCCTTGAGGCGCGCGAGCGACGATGGCGCTTGGATGCGCTCGGGGGCGCGTCCGAGCAGCGCGCGGGCGGTGTACCCGGAGCGCTGGTCGAAGCACTCCACGGAGAGCTGAAGCACGCACGTCCGCGGCCCTTCGACGACCGGCGTCATCTCCTGAAGGGGGTCCGCGTTCTCGGCGTACACCCATCGGACGTCGTCCGTGCCCGTGCTCCCCGTGCTCACCCACGAGAGCACGCAGAGGCGGCCGTTGTCGCGCGGGCGCGGTTGGTTCTCCCACACCACACACGCGCGCTCGACGCCCGTCACGGCGGCGGCCCAGTCGAGCAGGCCCGGTTCGAGGGTTGCGAGGTCCATCTACTCGCCCACCTTCCACGTGACCGCGGCCTTGAGTTGGCCCACGTTCACGAACGGCTTCGACGAACCCTTGCGGGCGATCGTCTCGGGCTTGAGCGGCGGGGCGATCCCCTGGTCGACGCGCGTCTGCACCCACCCGGCGACCTTTGCGCCGATCTGGCCAAGGGCCTGCGCGGGGGTGATGGCGCCGTCGAGCGCGCGCGCGGCCACCGCGAGGATGAGCCGCCGAATCTCGGGCGCGTGTTCGTCGATCGCGGCGCGGAGAAACGACCGTTGCGGGATGCCTGCGGCCGGGGCGCCGAACTCGTGGATGAGCGCGACCTCGACGAGCGAGAGGCCCGAGGTCTCAGGCTCGCGCGAGCGCTTCGGTTCGTCCGCGAGGATGCCGACGCGCACCGCGCGGCCCTCCGCGATCTCCCGAGCCCGCGCGAGCATCGCCCGCCAGCCCTGGTCTTTGACGGTGACGCGGCTCACAGGGGCGTTCCATTCACCCCGATGCCGCACGCCCACGGCCCACCCGCGGCGCCCTGCATCATCGTGATGAGCTCAAGGCCGTAGGTGGTCTGCGCCAACGGGTCGGACGAAGCGCCCTTCTCCTTGCGGCCGGTCTGACCCCGCGGGGAGATGGAGAGCTTGTGCGCCGCGAGGAGCCCCACGGCGTCATCGAAGCGGTCGCCGAAGAGTCGCGCGTCGAGCTGGCGCGCGGCCTCGGTGAGCACGGCCTGGACGGTCGCGTCCGGCGTCGGATCGAACTCCGACCACCGGGCCTTGAACGTGGCGACCGTCCAGCCCATCGCGCATCACTCCTTGTGGCGGCTCTTGGGGTTCTTCGACGTGAGCGCCCCGAGCTCCTCTTCAAGCCCGGCGATGCGCGCGTCCCGCTCGCGCAGGAGGTCTTCGAGCTCCGCGATGCGCGCGCCGCGGCGCTCGATCTCCGCGAGTGCCTCTTCGAGCGACGGCCCGTGACGACCCTCGCGGTCGCCGCGCTCGACGATGACCACGCCCTTGCGGCGCGCGGGCGGTTCGGGCGGGAGCGCTTCGAGCGGTTCGAGGCTCTTGTCGGCGATCAGGAGCCGCGTCGCGCGGTTGTCCGTGAGGTCGCCCTCCTCGCCCGGGCCGAGGTGGTCGATCCTGACCTTGCTGGTGTTCTTGACGCGCATGGTTCAGCAGTTGTCCATCCGACGCCACGCGCCGGGGTAGCGGAAGATCACGCCACCCACGCGGAGGTGGCACTCGACGCGGTAGGTGAGACCCCGGATCTCCGGGGGGAAGGTCTCCCAGCGCACCGGCACGAGCGCTTCGAGGGTGCGGCGGTCGGCGCGGCCGCACATGATCCGACGCACGCCACCCGAGCCCGCGGTCTCGCCGCGCGCCCACTGCTCGACGCGGATCTGCGGGTTCTTCTTGCGGAAGAAGTCCAGCGCCGACACCTCTGTGTTCGGCAACCTCTTCGTGTCCGCCGCCGCGTAGCACGTCGGCGGGAGCACAATCATGTTGGGCTTCACCTTGCCCTTGGTGTCGGTGATGACCGCGCGGACGATCTTGTTCAGGTCGCCCACGATCTCATCGGCATCCGTCGCCGCGAGGTGCCAGTCGCCCACGTCGGGCGTCACGGCCGAGACGTTGGCGTTGTTGTAGAAGCCCGTGATGCCGAGGGCCGAGTAGCCCGTGGCGAGCACTTCATCGAGCTTCGTCTCGGCGTTCTCGCGCGCCGCCATGGCCTTCTCGTTGTCGATCCCCGTCCCGGCCATCTGGCCGCGTCGAAGATCCTGCACGCTGTAGGCGTAGTGGCCGCGCCACGAGTAGAGCTTCGAGGTGTCCGAGTCGCCCGCGATGTCCTGGGGCGGCGAGTCGTCCGTGAGGTTGGCCGACGGCTGGAACTCGCCCACCTTGTCGCGGATCTGGTACGTGTACGTCTCCGCACCGACGTGGATGTTCGTCTTGATGGGGAGGATGTTCACGCCCTCGGACTCGGGGTACTCCACCCAGTACGTCTCGGCGTCGAGCTCTTCGAGCTGGCGGCCGAGGTGGACGACGCTCGACGCGTCCATGCGGAGCTGCGCGTCGTGCCCGAGCAGGTGCGCGACCTGGCGCGCGCTCGGGACGAAGATCGAGTCGACGCGGCGCTCTCGCGCGGGCGTCATCTTGCGGTTGAAGCGGTCCTTCATGGTGGATCAGCCCGCGGGGAGGTTGAGCGTGAGCTTCGAGAGCCCGGCGCTGTTGGTGGAGGAGAAGCGCGCGTTCTTGATCCGCACGCAGTGGTCCGAGTCGGGCGTGGCGCGCACGGCCCCGAGGGACTCCCCGACGCCCGCGACGACGCGGACCCACACGGGGTCACCGTCCTTCACGGCGGTCTCGGAGGTGACGAAGAACTCACCCTCGCGCCCGATCGGCACGAGGTCGCCGTCGGCGTAGGTCTCCGACGTGCGGGTCACGTCGCGCTCGACGATGCCCGCCACGAGGTGATCGGCCGCCCCGAGGAGCGTGCCGACGCCCGCGGTGAACGTCCCGCCCGTCCCGCTCTGCGCGGGGATGCCGATGGCGGTCACGGTGCGGAACTTCACCGTCCCGGCCACCGTGGCGTTGCCGCCGTTCGGGATGGCGAGAGTGTCGGTGGTCTCGACGCCGTTCTCGTCGGTGCCGGTGATGGTCGCGTTGGTGGCGTCCCAGTCGGCGTGGCTGGAAAAAGTCAGCGTGACGTTGCGCGGCGGGTAGATCTCCCCCACCCCGATCACGCCGTTGAGCGCGCCGCCCGTCAGGCTCTGCGTCCCCCCCGTCGAGGCCCCGCCCGTGGCGAGGATCGCGTCGGCGTCGGCGGCGGGCTCGATGGGTCCGACCTCGCCCACGGCGTTGCCCGAGGCGGGGCCCTTGAAGTAGATCCGGCCCGCCGTGAGCGTGGTGAACGCGATCATCGTCAGGGCGAAGGCCCCGGGGCGGAAGCCCGCGCGCATTCCGGGGAGGCCCTGCGCGGGCGCGAAGCTGTAGGTGGTCTGGACGGGCCCGCTCATCGGGTCGCCTCACTCTCTCCGCCCTGGCGGCGGCGTTCGAAGTTCGTCTGGGTACGGCGCGCGAGCGCGGCGCTCGGATCGAGGTCGCCCTCGTCATCGCCGTCGGTGCGGTCGGTGTGGGGGTGCGCGGCGCGGTGGGCGCTCGCGAGCGAGTCGTTGCGCGCGGTGGCCGTGCCCTCGGCCGTGACCGCGAGGAACATGCCCTCGATGCGCTCGTCGGAGAGCGAGTCGAGCGTGAGCGTGGGGAGCGCCTTGGCGACCGTCATGCGGCGGATCTCCTTGGCGCTCTTGCCGTCGAGCTTGAGCGGCTGGCCCTTCTCGTCGGTCTCCCCGAGCACGCGCAGGGCGCGCGCCCGCAGTTCACCCCGCTTGGTGACGATCGCGTCGGCGATCGCGTCGGGCACCATCTCTTCGGTCACCGTGGGCGCCGTGCTGGCCGCGGCCTCGGCCTTGGCCTTCCACATGGCGATCTGCCCCAGGGCGTCCTGAAGCGCCTTCTGGAGCGCGTCGAGCGCGGCCGTGTCGGCGTCGCTCTTCTTCTCCATGGCGCCCACCTCGCCCTGCGCGGCGGCGACCTCGTTCTCGGCGTCGAGCTTGTACTCACGCCCTCGGATCTTCAGCACCTTCATCGGGTCGTCTTTCCCCTTCGGTGCGGCGTCACCCCGCACCTGCACTGCCGCGCCGTCGAGACGCAGCGACACTTCAGAGCCCGCACGGCCCCACCCTTCGGGGCCGAGGCCCACGTGGTTGTACCGGATGTCCCGCTGGATGCCGTCGTAGCGCTCGCCCTCCCAGACGCCCGGCGTCGGCTCGACGCGCGCGCTGTAGCCGCACGAGACCTCTTTGCGGTCGCCCGTGAGGATGAGCTTCACCTCGCCCGCGTCCTGCACCGTGACCGTCCCCACCACGAAGCGCCCGCCCTCGGGGGCGACGTCGTCGTGAACGTGGCCGAGGTTGAGCGCGCGGTAGTTCTCGGCGGTGACCGGCTTCTCGGGGTGGAGATCGACCACGGGCGCGGCACGGAGGGTCGCGAGCGAGGCGGGCGCGAACACCTCTTCGGGCGGTCGCAGCTCTCCCCACTCGCGTCCCGCTTTGTCTCGGTAGCGGAACACGCCCACGCGCGTCAGGGCCGCGGGCATCCGAACGCCGCCCTGCTCGGTCGTGTCGACCTTGCGGAAGGTGCCCGTGAAGTCGGTGCGGACAACGCGCGTCATGCGCGTCTAGAGTGCGGGGAGGGAACGGAGCGACGCTATGGGGTGGTGGCACGATGCTGGCACGAAGCCCGCGCCCTCAGCCGTCGAAGCCGGGGATCACGGGCTCCGCGGTGCATCTGCAACAATACCAGGGGCGCGAGCTCGCGCACGATGGCCGCGTCGAGCTCCCGGTTGAGCGCGACCAGCGCGGCCGTGTACGACGCGACGGCGGCCGGTGGCGCCTCGATGGGCGGGAGCTTCGCGGGGCGACGGGCGCGCGCCGCGGCGGTCACCTTGCGACGGGCGCGGAGCTGCTCGACGAGGTTCACGACGGCCGTTCCGTGCTCTTGGGCTTCCCGTTGCGCAGTTCGCGGCGGTGCTTCATCCAGTCCTTCACGCCGTCGCAGACGGCCGTGGTGATGATCGGCGCGACGGCGATCACGAGCTCTTGCCAGAGCGGGCGCGCGGCCCCGGGCGGTGGGGAGTCGCGGCGCCTCATCGCACGCCACCGTCCTGCGCGATCGAGGGCGGGTCACGGAACGCAGGCTCCGGGGTGTCGTAGTCCGAGCGGAGCGGCACCTCGACGCGGCGGCTCCCGGCCCACAGGGCAACGGACGTGAACCGCACTTCGATGGGCTTCACGCGGACGAGCGGCGTCGGCTCGCTGGGCGCGACGTAGGTGATGGTCACGTGCGGGACGAACCCGTGCGTCATCACCGGACGGAAGCCCGCGTCGCGGAGCACGGCCAGGAGCGACGGCCGCTCCATCGTCACGCGCGGTGCATCGACCGAGAGGTACACGGGGTCGCCGTCGTCGCCCTCGCCCGAGAAGCGCCCCACGCCGTTGAGCAGCGCCGGGATGGGCGCGAGACCTTCGGCCCAGCGGTTGAGCGCTCGCACGAGGGCGTTCGCTTCGTCGTCGGTGAGCACGCGGCGCCCGAGATACGCGAGCGTCAGGTGCAGATCCGCCGCACGGAGCGCCGTCGGGCCGAGCATGGCGTACGCCTCCTCGGAGAGCGATCCGAGCGGGAGCACGATGGCCACGGGCGGGGCCCCGGTCTCGTCGAGCGAGTCCGTCTTCGGTTCGGTGGGTACGGCCACCACGTCGCCCTCTTCGAGCGTATCGCCCTCTTCGGTCGCGGTCGGGGCCCGTGCGATGGGACTCCCGATGACGAGTTCGCCGCGCTTGTTCTTCTCCAGCACGCGGGTGAGCATCTGGCGCGTCCCCTGGTGAGACTTCCGGAGGGCCGCGTGTTGCTCGCGCAGGGAGTCGAGCTCCGTGGTGGCCGCGGGGTCGGGCTTCGTGAAGAACGACCGGCCCGTCTCGCCCATCACGCTCTCGGCATCCTCGGGGAGCATCCCGAGCGACGACACCAGCAGCGCGACGCCCGAGGCCCGCGGGAGCTCGCGCCCGGCCACCTTCGCCACGATGGCCGCGATGCGCTCGGTCTGGTCACCGTCCGCGCCACCGTCGCCCTCGGCCGCGGACGACGCATCCGCCGCCTGGGCTGCGCGCCGCGCGTCGAGGTCGATGACGGTCTCCATCGACCACCCGCCCGGACGGAAGCGGTTGAGCGCCACCTCTTCGGCCGTGACGATGCCCTTGTCGATGTTGACGCCGTCGGTGTCGGCGACGAGCTTGCGGAGCTCCGCCTGCTCTTTCGGGGTCATCTGGTAGAGCGGGTTGAACTCCACGTCGAGGGTCGGCGGGAGCTGGCCGCGCGTCAGGCCGTCCTGCGCGAGCAGGAAGAGCCGCACGAGGCGCAGGAGGCGCGGCTTGAGCGCGGTGAGCTGCGCAGCCCGCACGCGGTCGTAGAAGGTGCGGATGTCCGAGTCCCCGGTGGCGTTCAGGCCCGCGGGGGCCTGCCCCATGAGGATCGTGACCGGGATGCGGCTCGCGCCCGCCAGCAGGAACATGAAGCGGTCGACCGTGTCGGGGAGGCCGCTGAACGCGCTCGACTCGATGCGCTCGTACTTCTCCCCGTCCGCGTCGATGAGCACGCTCCGGCCGATGCTCCTGGCCATGTCCATGGCCTCGAAGCGCTTCTTGAGCGTGTCGTCTTTGTCCTGCGCCAAGAGCCGATAGAGGTTCTTGATCGAGAGCACGCCCTGCGACGCCTCCTGAAGAAGCGTCGCGCTGCTCGCATAGGCCCCGTTGAACTGCTGAAGCGCGGTGAACGTGCGGTTGAGCTCGGAGCCGCCCCACCAGTTGTTTCGGAGCCGCTCGCGCCGCGTGACCGGCGCCCCGTCGAAGCGGATGAGCCGCGACTGGTGAACGGTGCGGCTGTCCGTGCCACCCCCGCCGCCCGACACGGTGAACGTGTAGGTCTCGGGCGAACCGAAGCGCGGGTTGAGCGGGTCGGTGTACCAGCTCTGCGGTTGGAGGTCGCGCCGATCGAGCACGGTCAAGAACCGGACGCTGCGGATCTGCCCCTCGTTGAGCGGGAGGTCGGCAGGCAGACCGTCATCAGCGCCGACGAACACGACCGCGCCCCCGAAGACGCGGGCCCAGGTCCATGCCTCCTTGAGCTTCTCGACGGCCCCGAGCGCGTCGAGCCGGGCCATCGTGGCGGTCTCGTGCTCCGCGCACCCGAGCTTGAGCGTGAAGCCCTGGCGGGTGGCCTCCTCAGGGAACGCGTCGCAGATGCGCGCGGCGAAGGGATCTTCGTTGTAGAGCCCCTCCAACGTGGTGTCGTCGATGCGCCCCGCGCGCACGAACGAGAACGCGGTCTTGTTGTAGTCCAGGCCCACCTTCGTGAGCGCGTTGAACCACGAGTCGATCCGCACGGCGGCGGCAGTCAAATGTTCGAACATCCGTCATCTCCCTTTGAACGCGTGGATCATCCGCGCGGCGAAGTCGCCCGCGGCGTGGTTGAGGTACTGGGTCGTGGCGTCGACGTCGTCGTCGTGCGACCCCTTCGGAAACGAGAGCATGGTGTGCTCGTACGAGCCTTCGGCCGCGTCGAGCGCGAGATCATTGACGCCACCGCGCACCCATTCGGCGCCGCGGCGGCCGTCGGGATACTCCGCGCGCTCGGGGTGCGGGAGGAGCACATCGCCCGCCGCGAAGAGCGGAACGACCGAGTGCGCGCGCGACTCCTTGCCGCCCTCGGGCTCGATGCCCGTCAGACCGATCATGACGCGCTCGAGCGCGTTCATCACCGCGGGGCCATTGGCCTTCGCCTCGACGAGCTTCTCCGTAGCCTTCTTCCACCGCCCGGCGAAGATCAGGAGGTCGTTGCAGGTGGTGTTGAAGTCGCGCCGCTCCGTCCACCTGTCCACGAGGTAGAACTTCCCGTCGCACTCGTACCAGCAATGGAGCGCCACGAGGTCGGAGCCGTCGGTGTCCTTGAAGGTGCAGTCTACGGAGATCGTGAACACCCCACCGGGCGGGAGCACCGTCCAGTAGTGTTGCAGCCACGCCTTCTTGAACGTCCCGCCCTCGGCCGGTGCGGGGCGCTGCTGGAGCTGCGCAGCCGCGCCGTACGGCCCGAGGCGCTTCTCCAGGCGTTGCACGGTCGCCTCGGGGTAGCGCTGGGGGTTGAGCAGCTCGCCCTCCTGGGTGCGCGGGTCGCGGGCGTAGCGGTGCGGGTGCTGGCGCTCGTAGCGGGTCGGCAGACACAGCACCGTGGCGCCCTCGGCGATGAGCTTCGCCGCGAGGTCGCGCTGGTGGATGCGCTGCATGATGAGCACGGTCGTCGGTCGCGTCGGATCGACGAAGCGCGTGCTCATCGTCTGCCCGTGCCAATCGAGCACGAAGTCAAGCTCGACGCCCGACACGAGCGCCGCGCCCGTGGGGTCGATGGGGTCGTCGATGATGTGCTTGTGCGCGTGCTTGCCGGTCACCGCCCCACGCAGCGTGATGCTGTTGCGAAAGCCGCCCGCGGTGTTGGTGAACGTCGTGACGGACGTCGACGCGGTGCGGTCGGTGGGGATCTCCACGCCCGGCCAGCGCGCCGTGTACCAGTCGGACATGACCAGCGAGCGCATCTTGCGGGCGTCGCGTGTGGCGAGGTCGAGGTCGAAGGTGGCGCAGATGTAGCGCTGGCCAGGGTCGCTCGCCCACTCCCACGCGGGCCACAGGACGTTGGTGAGCAGGCTCTTCGAGTGCCCCGGCGGCTCGTTGATGACGAGCTCGACGATTTCGCCGCGCGTGACCGCTTCGAGGTGCTCACACACCGCGTCCATGTGCCATCCCCACACAAGCGGCGTCTGCTCGACGCGCGACCACGCCCGCCGCACGAACTCGGCGAGTCCACGGCGCCGGATGGCGTCGCGGTCGCGTTCGGCCTCGCTCGGGAGCCGCAGCCTCACGTCTTCTTTCGCGCCTTCGCGAGCAGGGCTTCGAGCTGCGCGGTCTCGGCGTCTTCGAGCTGCGAGAGGTCGAACTCCTCCTCGGGCGAGCTCTGCACGAGCGTCGAGCGAGGCAGGCCCACGCGAGAGAGGATAGCCTCCGCGGCGGTCACGGCTTCGAACGGCACCTTCGAGCCGAGACGCTCCGTGAGTCGCAGGGCGGCTTTGGCCGTGGACTCTTTCAGGATGCGTCGCCCCTGGTCGGCGGCGTCGGCGAACTGCGCCGCGCGGGCCTTGCGGGCGTCGTCGAGCAGCGCCTGACCTTCGATCGAGTCGCGCCAGGCGCGCACGGTCTTGCGATCGACGCCCGCTTGCGCTGCGACCGCGGAGATGGTGAGGCCCTCCGCGAGCAGCCGCATCACCTCGGCCTTTGCATCGACCCCCCCCTTCCTGGGGAGTCCTGGGGTGTTCTGGGGATTCTTCTTATCCATGGGGTGTCCCCTGCTGCTTGAGCGCCTCTCGAAGCGCGTGCTGCTGCTCGTCGGGGAGGCGCAGGACGATGGCGAGCAGCCACGCCACCTGAAGCGTCGGATCGAGCGGCGGTTTCGAACGTCGGTCGGGAGGCAGGGGGTCACCGTTCTCCGAGAGCTTGCGATGACAGCTCCTGCACAGCCCGCGTCGAAGCCACTTTACGGTGCAGCCGCAATGCGTGCAGATCATCGAGGCACCTCCCGAGGGTGACGGGTGACACGTAGGGTGACAGTTGGGGGGCGTCACCCTCAACCCATCGAAATCATTGGTGTTTATACCCGTGGTGACAGGGTGACACCCGTTTTCCGACCTACACGTGCGCGCACGCACGCGCACAAGCAAAGTTCGGCTGGAGACCGTCACCCCGTCACCCGACGAGATTCCGAAGCACGTACGCGGGGTTACGGGTGACGCATGGACTGTCACCCCACCCGTCACCGCACCTGTCACCCGGTCGTTCAAGGCCGCCCCTCCGCGTCCCATCGCGCCGGATCGTCCCAGGAGAAGTCGCGCGCCGGGTCCGAGGTCGGCGGCTGTGCCTTGAGCTTGACCCGATAGAGCCTCGCGACCTTCGTGCGGTGTTCGAAGCCCAAGCCCTTGAGCCGCTGCGCGAGACGGTTCTGTTGGAGCGGCTGGTGTCCCGTGCGTTGCGCCCACTGCTTGTACGCGGGGTAAAGATCCTCGACGCGCGACTCCTCGCTCGATGGAGTGCCCCGCTTGAGCTCGATGCAGCACTGTTCAACCCACTGCCGCACCTGATCGCTGTCGCGCTGCCACTCCGCTTTCGCCGCTGCGACCGACGGCGGGACCGTGTACGCGCCCTTCTTCTGAAGCCGCGCCGCGCCCTCGATGGCCCAGGCCGCGATGCCCGCGAGCTCCTCCGCGATGACGAGCTTGTCGATGTCCTTGATCTCCTCCTCGGCCTGGAACTGCCGCTCACACGGGAGCACGGCGAACCGCCGCCAGAACCCGCGGCTTTGGTCTTTCGTGGCCGGGAGGTCGTTGCACGCGAAGCCGTGCGCGCAGTCGGTCTCCAAGGAGAAGGGGTCTTGATACTTCCGCTCGACGGTGACCGGATCACCCGCAACGACGGCCTTGAAGCGGTCGCTGTCGAGAATGTCCCGCTCGGGCAGCTCGTTCACGACGTTGAGCCGCTTGTCGGCGAGCTCGGCGAGCACGAAGGACCGCCCCCACTGCTGCGGAGGGATGTGGCACACCGCCGACTTGGGGAAGAGGGCGCGGAGCACGTTGAGCACGCGCGACTTCCCGTCGTTGCCGTTCCCCACGAGCACGAGGCACACGGCGTAGGTGGCGGCAAGGCCCATGATCGCCGCCCCTGCGAACTCTTGCAGGAGCTGAATGCACGCCTCGGTGTCGTCCGCGTCGAGGCCGACGACGTCCCCGGCCTCGTTGAGCACCTGGCGGCGGAACACCTCGCGGAGCATCCCCGTCCACCGCGTCGTCGGCGAGTCGGGGCCCTCGTACGGCATGTCCAGGGCGTGAATCGAACGGTGCTCGTAGGAGAGGTCTTTGACCTTCACCTCGCCCCCTTCCACCGTCACGAATGCGTTGCTGAAGGTGATGCCGCGCGCCGCGCCGTTGAAGAACTCACTGCGCGCCGCCATGGTGGCCGCGACGCTCACCGCGCCTTTGATGGCCGCGTCGGAGAGCGCGAGGCCCTTTGCCCCGTCCTTCGTCATCATCGGCTGGCCGGCGTAGCCCGCGACACGGCGGCGCATCACCTCGGGCCGTTGCTCGACGAACACGCCGCGCGGCGGGTCGTACTGCCAGAACGCGCCGCGGTCGAAGACGATCGGATGCCCGGACTCGAGCTCCATCTCCCAGAGCAGCCGCTCCGCGATCTCCACCGAGTCGCCCCGGTCGAAGATCAGCGCTTCGTCGGCCGCGGGGTCGCCGGCCTCGGCCTTCTCGCTCTTGCTCGGACCGCGCTTGCGCGCCTCGGCCTCGTCGCGCTTCTTCTGGTAGTCCGGGGAGAGACCCGAGGGGTACGCGCCCGCGCTGCGCGCGATGTTCTTCACCTCGGCCGGATCGAGCGGCGGCTGGCATCGCGTCTCGTTCTCGACCTGGAGCGCGGCCTCGATGGAGTCCGCGTCGAACCCGCCCGCGCGCATCGAGGCCGCTCGCTTGAACAGCACCTCGTTGCGCTGGCCTTCGGGAATCAGCTCCCCCTTGCCGCCCGGGAGCGCGCGCAGGTGACGCGCGGGCCGCTGCGTCATCGCCGCGAGCCACGCCTCGGGCACGAGCGCGAGCTCAACCTCTTTCGGGCGCGACGAAGCCTCCCAGCCGTACGCCCTCCCGCTCTTGTGCATCGAGGGCGGCGCGACGACGTACCCGCCCTCGCCCCGGACGTCGACGCCCGGCCCGAGCTTCTGAGCGCTGTTGCGCACCTCAGCGCCGGGCGGGAAGCGCAGGTAGATGTGTCGCCCGCCGCTCCCGGTGATCGACTCGGGCGTGTCGGGGAGTGCGCCGTGCTGGCGTCGAAGATCGACGAGCGTTTCGTCCCCGGCGTGCCGCGGGTCGATGTCCAGCACGGCGAGCCCGTTGCCGGTGGCGATGCCGATGTTCGCGTCAGGCCAGCGCGCCCACCACGCGCGGATCTGCGACGGGTCGGTCGTCCCGTCGTGAAAACCGTTCTTCGTCCTGGGGTGCTTGGCCGCGTTCTCGCCGCACTCGTGACCGCACGAGCACTTCGCCCCCGCCATCGTGTGCAGCGGGAAGACTCGCCACGAGAGCCGCTCCGCGTACCAGAGCGCCGCGCGCCCCATTTTGGAGAGCTCGTCCGGCTTCGGTTGCGCCATCACTCGGACGCGCCTCCCCTCGCCCGCTCGATCGCCACGAGGGCCTCATCGACCGACCGCACCACGCACGCGAAGCCGCCCATCTTCCGCACGAGCGCGAGCCACTTCGTTTGCTCGGGCGAGACGCGGCCCGTCTCGGTCTTCACTTCGAGCGCGACGAAGCGGCCCGCCGTCGGCGTGACGCGCAGGATGCCGACGAGGTCGGCGCTCCCGTTAGCGAGGCCGTACTTGACGGTCTCTACGTCGCGGCCGTTCCAGTGCTGCGCGACGCCGACGTTGTTGCGCCAGAGCACCAGGTCATCGAGCTTGCCGAGCGCGAGCCGGATGGCGTCCTGAATCTGCGGTTCCGTCATACCGTGAGTCCCCTCGGCCAGAAGCCGAACCTGCGTTTGAACTCGCAGCCCGCCCAAGCGACCTTATAGCCGCGCTCCTCGGCCTCGCTCACGAGGTCCTGGTAGATGCGCCGCTGCTCAGCCTTCGGGATGATGCTCTCGCGCGTCACCGTGGCGACGGGAGCGGGCGACACCACCGTCGCGTTGCGCACCGGCCACGGCTCCATGCACCGCGCGCAGGCCCGCCCCGACTGCGCGTACTTCACGACGAAGCCGCACGCCTCGCACTGGCGAAGCGGCTCGCGCTTCTCCTTCGGCTTGCGCGCGATCCCGTCGAGCGTGAAGGTGCGGTCTTCGTCGGGGAGTCCGTGTTCATGCACGGCGCCCGCGAGGTCGATCAACAGGGCCCGTTCGCCCTGGTACGCGCGGAGCACGCGCCCAACCATCTGCAAGAACGTCCCTTCGCTCCCGCACCCGCGCGCCAGCAGGCAGACCTTCGCCCGCGGGCAGTCCCACCCCTCGGTCAGCACGTACACGTTCGAGAGCACCTGCACGCGCCCGGCTGCGAACTCGGCGAGCGTCGTCTCCCGCTCGCGCGTCGGAGTCGTGCCGTCGATGTGCCGGGCCTGCACGTTGAGCTTCGTCAGGGCCTCCGTGAGCGCGAGCGAGTCCGAGCGCGTCTTGCAGAACGCGACCGTGGGACGTCCGCCCGCGAGGCGCACCCAGGCGTCGGCGGGTTGCTCCGCGAGGCCCTCCTGTCGGCCGTCGGGCGCGATCACGTCGCACGCCGCGAGGTAGGGGTGGCCCGTCGCGGGGTCGATGGTCTCTTGCAGCTCACGCACGGTGGCGCCGATCACGAGCTCGTCGAACGCGTCGCGCAGGCCCACGCGGTCGGCGCGCTCGGGCGTGGCGGTGAGCCCGAGGTGGTGCGCGTCGGGGTACTGCGCGTGGATGGCGCGGTAGGTGTCTGCGGCGCAGTGGTGGCACTCGTCCCAGACCACGAAGTCGGCGGGCGGGTGAAACTCCCGCGCCGCGATCGTCTGCACGCTCGCCACCTGCACGTTGAACAGCGGGTCGGCGGGCTCCCCCGCCATCACGAGGCCGCACGGGACGCCCGACGCGGTGAGCCGTCGGTGCGTGTCCTTCACGATCTCTCGCCGATGCACGAGAAACAGCACGCGCTTCCCCTTGGCCACCGCCCAGGTGATGAGGACGCTCGCCGTGGCGGTTTTCCCGAACGCGGTCGGCGCCACGAGGAGCACGCGCTTGAACCGGCGGAACGCCGCGCGCACGCCGTCAACGGCGCGCTGCTGGTGGGGGTGCAGGGCGATCACCCCACCGCCGCCTTGCCAGAAAATGTCTCGAAGGGGGCTACCCTTCGGGTTTGGGTTGACGTATTCGTTTGCGAACACTGAGCAACACGCTCAGCGATGAGGCGGGCTGCTTTTTGGACGGTGGGGTCTTTCGCCCACAACCACGGGGGGATCGTGCCGTCCGAGAGCACCCAGAACTTCAGGCAGAGGTCGATCCATGGGGGCGGGCCTTTGCTGTTTTCGAGCTGGGAGACGACGGAAGGGGAGACGGCGAGCATCCTCGCCAATCCGCGCACCGTCCACCCCATGCCCTTGCGCCAGTGGCGCAATACCTGACCAGGAGAGAGAGGTTTCGCCATGATGTCTCAAGTTCAAGGTGTACCTGTTCGCGATGAGGAACACAAGTCCGTTGACCGAACAGTTGCCCCCGACCCCGGCGAACGTGCGACCCTCCGCGCCGTGGAATCCCCCCGACTCACCGCATGTCCCCCTGGAAATCCAGGGAACATCAAAAAAAGATCGCGAACACGAACATTTGATTTGCGTTCGCGATCGTGAACATGTAGAACGACCCCACGATGCACGAGCGCTGAACTTCGCGCTCCGCGTCGCTTGGTCGCGCATGTCGCGCGACCTCACCGGAGGTCTGTTCAATGGCGTCTCAAGCCACAAGGGCGACGTCTGTCCAATCGTCTGCCCGCAGTCACACCACGCCCGCGCACGAGATGACGGAGCGGTTTCGTCAGATCGGCGCGCTCGTTCTCCCGGCGCTGCTGGCGCTCTTCCCCGTCGCGACCGTCGAGCGGGCCTGTGCCTGCGTCGAGGAGCTCCTTCGAGCCCTCGCGAACGCCAGCGGCGAAGGTGCGGCCGAGTGTTTCGAGCGCCACGAAGCCACGCTCGGAGCGCTGGACCGCACTCTCTACGACGTGATCGTGATGGCGGTCATTCGCATGGCCCCCGCTCAGACCATCGACGTGTTGAGCGGCGGTGGGTTCGAGGGCGGCGTGATCGAGCACGCGATTCTCAGCGTGAAGTCGGTGCGCGACCGATTCGCACCGACCACGGAGGAGCGCATCGAGGATGAGGGCGGCGCGATCCCGCATGGCCACCCGCGCGAAGAAGAGCTCCTCGCGCAGCGGATGAACGACGACGATGTGGAGCGACGAGCCTTGGTCGTAGCCGCCCTGGCGACGCTCCCGCCCGACAATCGCACCTCGGTGATGGGGCAGATCGAGCTTTGGCTGTATGTGCAACGCGGCGTCTTCGCAGCCGCCAAGAGGGCCGCGCCCAAGAGTTCGACACCGGAGCCGCTCCTCGAAACCTCACGACAGACGCTCTGGGACACTGACGACCGTCTGACCGAAAACTGCCCGAACAACCTCGTGCAAGCGCTCGCGGGCGCGTGGTTCGGGCGCGGCGCGTGCCGTGTGTGGCGCGCGCTCGAAGAAGATTACTCGTGTCGAAACGAGGTCATCTTCGAGACGGAGCGCGCGCTCGAAGACCTCAACCACGCCCGCACCATCTTCGGCCTCGCGGCGTCGGAAGGCGGTGCCGCGTGAGCACTCCGAAGAAGCCCTCGAAGCGCCCCACGGCTCGACGCCAGACTCCGACGACGGCCGCTCCCGCGAAGGCGCCCAAGGTCACGACGCAGCCCGCCACGGCGCACCAGTCTGGGTGTGTGGAGTGCGGCAAGCCCTGGACCGCCGCGAAACACCGCGTGAAGC